ACGAAGACAACAAAACAATCAAAGGGGATTAATTGGTTCGGAGTTGTCTACTCTAAGCCTTAACGGGAACTCCCGTATTGCCAAGATGAGTTTGTCACGGTTGTACTCTAAGAAGACTCAGTCATCTTACAATGCGACGGCGCCGCTTGATCGAGATCCTCCTGAGTACCCGGGAGATGCGTTTAAGAAGTCTCGGAACAAACCAACGTTGACTAGGCCAAAATCAAACCTCTCATTGGATGATGCTCGATGCATGATTAAAGGGCAGATTCAGAATGGATCAGTGGACATTGAATTGGCAAAACACTACCTAATTTTGGTGTTGGAGCAAATCACCGAAGACAACTCTGATGACTGGACCTCGTTCGGAGTTCAAATCCTCAGTAGGACTGAAAGGGGCCGGCCCCTCTGCATGGTTAATATACAATTGGATGACAAAGACAAAACCTTTGATTCTCAGGTCAAGGACTCCACGGCAACGGTTGAAGATGACTTATGGATGACAACTTATCTCTTGGCAATTTATCGGATAGGAAGAGCGACGAACAAAAATTATCAGACACAGTTAATTGACGAGCTCAACAAGCTCTTGGCAACATTTCCCGGGGATTATGTTCCTATGGTCCAGGCTCTCCAGGCTTTTGACTCCTGGCCAAATGACCCAAATTATTGCAAGTTGGTCGCTTGTGTTGACATGTTTTTCTCCAGATTTAAAAAGTCAAAATGGGCAATTCTCAGATTTGGCACAATTTCATCTAGATACCGGGACTGTGCTGCTCTTACAGCCTTAAATCATTTCTCCAGGCTTTTGGGAGTAGATCTAGTGGATGCACTTGAGTGGAGCTTTGTGGGCCGTGTCTCAGATGAAATTGAGCAGATGTTAAAGCCAGATCAGGAATTGGACAAGGTTGATTCTTATACCCCCTACATGATTGATTTAGGAATCTCTAAGGCTAGTCCTTACTCGACTGTCCGAAACCCTGCATGGCATTTGTTCTGCCACACGGTTGGGAGTCTGATGATGTCCAGACGCTCAATCAATGCTCGTCATTTGGAGGCCCCAGATCAGTCAAATATTCTCTCCAATGCTGAGCTAATTGTGTTTGTCTTCGAAACCAGAATTAAATGGCTTAAGAACTTCAGAAAGCTAGACTCGGTTGATGCTTCTGATCAATTGGATCAAGTCGCACCAGTGGTCCTGGGGACCAAGGATCTTCCTAACACAACCAATGCAGATGACTGGTTTTCTTGGATGAAACTGAACAATTTTGAACTTCCTGATGAGTGCGGAAGATATGTGTCTAAGTTGGCAAAAAAGCTGAAAGACTCTAGGGAGGGATCTGTGGGCCAATTTGTCTATCTTAGATTGGGGGACTGAGAACTGTATTTCATCATGAAAAAAACAACGGGCAATCCGATGACTGACCCTAAGAAGATTTCAAGAGTTGCCCTCAAGGGGTATGACCTCACAAAGGTTTCAAGAGCTCTTGAAGAATGTGAAGACCAACCTGGGGTCCGTGTGGGTGGAGTTCAGATCGTCAGTGGAGGAGAGGCTGAAGCACCCGCACATTTGGAAGATAATAGACAGGGAGCAATTGGCGACAATTTTGATGTTTTTTCTCGGGATTCCAAAAATGTTCAGATTGTCACAGAACATGAAGATTCGTCAGATGAGGAATATGAGGAAGCCAGGAGTTATGGAGATGACTCCGGACACCAACCAAACCGAGCAGCCGTGCCCTTCGCAGATGACGAATACGGAGACTTCAAAAGAGCCAGAGAGCGTCTCCCTCAACTCTTCCACGAAGGATGGGGATTTGGATCCCAACAAGCAAATGAAGAATCTTCGGAGGGACTCCAGCAGCAGTCAGGAGAGTGCGGATCTGGAGGAGGATCATCGAATGCTGGGGGGAAGGATGAGGATGATCTTCAAGAGAAGACAGGGCATGAGAAAGAAAAGTCAGTCATTGTCCCACCTAAGGAGTCAGGCAGTGTATCAGGATACCACGGAAGCTGCGATATCCCCTTCAACATGGAAGAGTTTCTGGCCTCCCCAGCTACGACTCAGAGACGACAACTCCTGGAGCTCTGTCAACTTATCGCAGACAGATCCAACGAAGAATTGATCTTCTTCCCTTGGGGATTCAACTTGGTTAAGAGGAAAGTTCACAGAGTTGAACCTCAGCAGCCTGTAGCTGTATCTCACAGGTTCACCTGGGAAGATTTTCAGCTGAAACTAAAGGCAGGTTTTACCCTGATTCATAAGAAAACTAAAGCTCCAGTTGTGCTGAATTCCAGCAGCTACAACCTGGGATCTGTCCCTGAAGGCGGAATCTCTCTATCTCCAGATGACACCGAGTTGTCGGTTCTGATTAAATGCTTGAGGTACTTAGGCCTTTACAAATTCCTAGCCACCCAAATTGAATTCTAATTGCTCCAAGAAAAAAACAACGGGCAGTCATGCTCCGCTGGTTCAGCTTCGGGTCCAATGAGGGATCAGAAGTTGCAGGCAATGGTTGGTCTGTCAAACCGATCGGCAACATGTCGATCAAGAAGGATGACCCCGTCGGGTTCCCACAAGGCTATCAATGTTTACTCAAGGTCATCATCCAATTGGAGAAAAAGGATCCGACCAAGTCTGATGTTTCAGAGCTCATCGCCGGATGGGTTAAAAGATATTCTGGGCCCCATCTTTTGGAACGATTGATTAAAGCTCTTATTATCTTGACCGTCCCCAAACTCTCACGTGAGAACATCGACAACCACGTAAAGTTGGGTGGTCTGTTTGAGGGTCAAGTGACATTCCATTTTTCCTCTCGAGATCTGATTCCTACCAAGTATCTGTCCTACGCGACAAGCATCAGGACAACTGTGAAGGGGATTTACTCATATTTATCAATTGAGGCTGAACTCAACCCTTCTTCACACCAGGGAACTTCAGTGGCTAAGTTGTTGAGAGCTTCAGATGTGGCCAAGTACTATGATAACACACTCCAAAGCATCTTTTCTCAATTCGAGATCAAAAATGTCACAATCACTGATGATCAGATAATTTTTAACTAGAAAAAAACCAACGGGCCATCAAGATGATCACAACATTGATCATCATTGGGGCTGCATTCTTGGTGGGTCCGCGAACTTTTAAGTTCGTGTTGGCCTATCTGCTGGGTTATTATAATGCCTTTGGGCCACCTCTCCAAATTGTTCAGTTCATGGTATGGTTGATAATTATTTATTTCCCAAAAAAGTTTTTCAGCTTAGGGTGGTATTTCTGTCATGATGCCTTTTCATCCTATTTCGGGGATCCAAATGGGGGCCAATTACCAGTTTCAACTAAATTTCATTCCTTAACTGATATGATTGATTAGATCCTCCATGAAAAAAACAACGGGCCATCATGGCACCTCAGACCATCTCTCTGTTGTGGGCGATGGTGTGTGTATCCGTCTACACTCGGGCCAATCGAGTCGTTGCACCGATTCATGAACCGCAGAACTGGAAGCCAGCAACTGTTGACGATTTCACTTGCAGAACTGGATTCAACCTGGACTTTGACTCAAAATTCATTAAAACAAAGGCCTTGGTGCTTAAGCGGGTAGGGCAGGCCAAGGTAAAGGGCTATCTCTGTATGAAGAACAGGTGGACCACCACTTGTGAAACAAATTGGCTTTACTCTAAAAGTGTGTCACATCACATCACACATGTGGCTGTTTCCGCAGAAGAATGTTACAACAAAATCAGAGATGACGCATCTGGAAATTTGAAGATTGAAAGTTATCCCAATCCGCAGTGTGCATGGTCAAGTACAGTATCAAGAGAGGAAGACTTTATTCATATAAGCACCTCAGACGTAGGATATGACATGTACACAGATACTGTGTTGAGTCCAAGTTTCCCAGGGGGGACCTGCAAGCTGAAGACCTGTTGCAAGACCATCTACCCAAATATAGTTTGGGTGCCAGAGACGCCGGCGCAGACGCAGGTTCGAGATGCCTTGTTTGATGAAACAATGGTGACGGTGACAGTTGAAGCAAAAAAAGTTGTCAAGGATTCTTGGGTGACTGGAGCCACCATCACACCATCTGTTATGGAAGGGTCTTGCAAGAAAACTTTGGGCTCTAAAAGCGGAATCCTACTTCCCAACGGCCAGTGGTTTTCTATCGTGGAAACAGGGCAGATTACAATCCAACCGAAAGGAAGTGTTGAGGAAAAGGAAACCTGGGTAAATCTAATCAATGACCTGAATTTGTCAGACTGCGCAGAGACCCAAGAGGCCAAAGTTCCAACTGCAGAATTCACTGTCTACAAAACTGAAAGCATGGTATTTAACATTTTAAATTATCATTTATGCCTAGAGACTGTTGCCAAAGCCAGGTCAGGGAAGAACCTGACGAGGCTGGATTTGGCTCGTTTGGCTCCTGAGATTCCGGGTGTCGCTCATGTGTATCAACTCACGTCCGATGGGGTGCGAGTTGGATCAACGAGGTATGAAATTATCGCTTGGAAACCAACCATGGGCTTGGACAAGACATTGGGTCTTACAATTGTTCCCTCGGGAAATCGCAACTCTGAGACCATAAAGTGGATAGAATGGACTAGAACTGATGATGGCTTACTCAACGGACCAAATGGAATTTTTATAGCGGATGGGAAAGAGATCGTTCATCCGAACCTAAAAATGGTTAGTTTTGAACTGGAGACGTATCTAATCTCTGAACACAGTACCCAGTTGGTTCCACATCCTGTAATTCACAGCATATCAGACGAGATTTATCCCGAAAACTACACTATTGGAGGTAAGAATTCTTACATAAAGATCCACACACCCACAGCATATTTTTGGTCCGGAATTCATTGGATCGAGGGAGCAGTACAGAAACTCTTTATTGTCGTAGTTGCGACCGCCTTGATCGGGCTTTTTATCCTAGTTGTTTGGTTGTGTTGCGGCTGCTGCTCTAAATCCAGGCCTGTACGCAATCAAAAGTGGGAGTAGTTGCTACATGAAAAAAACAACTGGGAGTCATCATGGAGTCCTGGCCTGAGGACAATGTTGACTCCTTCGAATCCTCTCCCTTTTGGGAGTTGGAGGAAGACTGGGTTGCACCAAAAAACAAAGGCCAACTCGGTTCTGTGAAAAATACTGACTACAATCTGAACAATCCTCTCCTGAGTGATGGCTTAACAGCGTTTTGTCGATACTTGAAGGGGAAATCCTTTGATAAGATCTTCCACTTACACAGATGGATTTCGACAAAGGCTCTCATGGAGGAATCAAAGATTAGGGTAGAAGGAAATCCAGAAGCCCTGCACCACTGGATGGGGGAATACTTTTTAAACCAAGATATACCGCTAAGTCGATTTAAGCCCCTGTGGGACCTAGTTATCAAACATAGTCGGCTGACACATATTGTCCCAGAGCTCTTTGTTCGGTCTTTGGGGAGATACCATCTTCCCTACTTGGAAAGAGGTGAACGAAATTGGGAAAAGCTTTATCTGACCAAGTTTATGGAGTGGCACCTACTGGTTATTGTTATGAATCATTTTGAGGATGACCTCAGTTCCATCGCTCCTCTCATCAACCTTAAAAAGAAATCTTCGGCACACGGTATTTGTTATTCAGCTCGGGTCAGCGGGGTGGGGGAGGTGTTAGTGTTTGATTGGATTCTGGTGTTGCCCAATGGACTCATACTGAATAAGAACTTTGTGCTGATGATCAAAGATACACTTCTAGCCAGGTTCCAGACTCTAATAACAATGTATCCAAGGCATGATGGGAAATTCACATTGGAGGATGTCAGAACTCTGCTCAAAGTATACTCCTTAGGAGATCGGATGTTGTACACTATAGGAAATGAAGCTTATGATTTGCTAAAATTCGTTGAGCCCATTTGCAACCTTAGAATGACCCAGCTAGCTAATAAACATCGTCCATTAATTCCGGAATTTCCTAACTTCAGGCAATACTTGGAGGCCGAACTGCCTGAATTGTGCAAGCTGAGTCCAATTATTATGGAGTTATGGGACACAATAACAAGTCTCGATGATCCCGAGCTAGTGGTTCAAATCTTTGGATGTTTCAGACACTGGGGTCATCCCTTCATTGATTACGGGGAAGGTCTGCAAAAGCTTTATGAACAGGTTACTATGCCCAAAATTATTGACGACGAATTGGCCCAAGCTTTAGGTAGTGATTTAGCATATCTGGTTCTGAGATCTCAGTTTAAGAAGACTAAAAAATGGTTTGTAGATCCGTCAAAGCTCCCTATGAACCACCCTTTGAAGAAATTTGTCGAGACATCTACATGGCCAACCCCAAAGGTCATAGAGGATTTTGGAGACAAATGGCACACATTGCCCCTTACACAGTGCTTTGACATCCCAGATCTTGTTGATCCGGCTTTAATATATTCAGACAAGAGCCACTCTGTTAACAGACGGTCTTTAATTCAACATGTTTCCAGCGGTGCATACAGCAAATTCCCTACGAAGAGGGTCCTGACAACTTTTTTGACTGAGCCGGCACGTGATTGGAAATCATTTCTTCAACAAATAAACGATAGGGGTTTGCCTGACGATGCTTTATGTATAGGTCTAAGACCAAAAGAGAGAGAACTGAAGAGAGCTGGTAGGTTTTTTGCCCTGATGAGTTGGGAGCTCAGAGAGTACTTCGTTTTTACTGAGTATCTGATTAAGGAACATTTCATTCCTCTTTTTAAGGGGTTGACGATGGCCGATGATATGACCGGAGTCATCAAGAAACTGCTAGAGTGCTCCAACGGCCACGGAGAAACAGATTACTCAAATATAACCATATCAAATCACTTAGATTACTCGAAATGGAACAATCATCAAAGATATGAATCCAACAAATATGTATTCCAAGTGATGGGATCCTTTTTAGGATATCCAAATCTTATCTCTCGCACCCACGAATTTTTCCAAAAATCCTTGATATATTTCATAAATAGGCCAGATTTAATGGTCGTAAAAGGGAACACATTGGAGCCTAAGGGTCAGATGAGGGTATGCTGGAACGGGCAAGCCGGGGGCCTCGAAGGTCTTCGTCAAAAAGGGTGGAGTATTGTAAATCTCTTGCTCATCATGAGGGTTGGAAAGCTCAGGAACACCGAGATCAAAATACTGGCTCAGGGTGACAATCAGGTTATGAATTCCCACTACAAACTTCCTGCTTATCGGACTGATTTTGAGCTGTTAGAATGTATTTCTGAGATAATACGGAACAACAAATATATAATGCAAGAGGTTGATCACTGGACGCAGAGGTTGGGCCTCATAATCAACAAAGACGAAACAATGCAAAGTGCAGACTTTTTAATTTATGGCAAGGTGCCAATATTTAGGGGAAACATCACGATACCTGAATCCAAGAAGTGGTCTCGAGTCAACTGCGTAACAAATGATCAGTTGCCCACATTCGGCAATGTAATGTCAACTGTTTCAAGCACGGCACTCTCTGTCAGTCATTTCTCAAATTCATTTTTGGATCCAATAGAATTCTACAACTTACTGGGGAATTTCTCTCGGATTCTACTGGAGATGTTTAATCCGGTGCTAAATAAATCTCTTCTTCAGTTTTTCACTGACTGGTCTCAATTTGAGGATGTTGGGTATTTGATTTCTGTGTTGTATTTAGATCCATCTCTTGGAGGAGTCTGTGGGATGAGTTTATCCAGGTTTTTAATTCGTGCATTTCCTGATCCTGTTACTGAGGGTCTCAGCTTTTGGAGGAGATTATCAACCGTAACCTCGGATCCAAATTTGCGAAAATTGTTTCTTAGTTTCGGCAATCCACCGTTAGGTCGATTCAAGATGGAGGATCTGACCAAACTGATGGAGAAACCAGAATCTCTCAATATACCGTCCTCCTTATCAGCTCAGATTTTGATCAGAACCGAAATTCGAGAAATCCTTCGACGCAATGTCAGGGTAATCAAAAATGAAATCATTGTGAATGCGATCTCTTATGGCATGCAAGCCGAGGAACACCTGATTCGATTCTTATACAGCATCAAACCTCTGTTCCCAAGATTCCTTGCAGAATTTAAGTCTAGCACCTATCTAGGTTTGACTGAGAGCCTGGTTGGATTATATGAGAACTCTAAAACAATCCGAAATCGCTTCCTCGGCCAACGTGAAAGGGAAATTGACGATTTAGTCCAAAGGTCAGAGTATGTTGGGATTAAATACCTGGTGCAAGTGAGGAAGGAAAGGACAACCCCAGGCCCATGGAATTGCTCTGCAAGTCATGCAGATCGATTGAGAAGACTGTCTTGGGGTCAACCAGTTATCGGTGCGACCATCCCTCACCCTTTCGAGATGCTGGGGAAGGTGTGTTATCTATTTCGTGGGTCGGGTTGTGAATGTCCTGATAGTTCTAACTATACCACAACCTTCGTAAATTGGGATGCAGAAAGTGTGATGTCTAGAAAAGGACCTTTCCTACCTTATTTAGGTTCCAAAACATCTGAGTCTACCTCACTGATTAATCCATGGGAGAGGGAAACTATCATCCCCTTAATCAAGAGAGCTGCAAAGTTGAGAAATGCGATCAATTGGTTTGTCAGGTCTGACTCATTACTGGCGAGATCAATTTTGAACAACTTGAGAGCCTTAACTGGAGAAGATCCAGGTCAAGGGAACCCTGGATTTTTTAGAACTGGCTCCGCTCTTCACAGATTTGCATGCTCGCGACAGTCAAGTGGAGGATTCTCTGCCTTGAGTCCTGCTTATTTGTCAAGATTCTTAACCACCACTGATACTCTGCAAGGTATTGGTGACCGAAATTACGACTTTATGTTTCAGAGTTTGATACTGTATAGCCAATCATCCTTATGTGTTCAGATCAATCGGAATGTGCAGGGCATAGTCCACCATCATATATCATGTAATGAGTGCCTGAGGGAAATAACCGAACCATTCCTTGAAGGTAGTTTTGAATATAAACCAAAAGATGTCAGTCGTCATGTACGCAAATGGATTCCAGGAGGAAATCAAATCTTGACTGAGAAGCTTAGATTAGAATTCCAATATGGAAACTGGGAAGCCATATCTGATGCTGAAAAGACCTACCATGTCGGGAGGGCAATTGGTTTTGTTTTTTCCGACTATGCCTTTTCTTCTTCAGCTCAGCTGGAGGAGTCTTCTTTGTTTCCTTTATCCATTCGAAACAGCTTGACCCCAGAGTTATTTTATGAGGGATTAATAGATGGACTTATCAGAGGCTGTTCGATCCAGATCACTCATCGAAGGAATGTGGCCCTTCTGAAGAAACCAAGAGAGACACTCGTAGGAAGTGTATTTTTTGCAATCACCAAAATAACCTTAAACACCCCCTTCCTCAGTCTTGTCAGAGTGGGAGCAATCCATGACTACATTATTCGAAACTCCCATAGGACCCCTCCATCTTACCCTCTGAGCAAATGGGATCTCGGGGGAATACTGAGACATTATTTGAAAACAAGGTTTCTTCACCTTCTACGTACCGGATATTCCTCTCGGTATACATCGGTATGGATATTTGCGGATTTGGCAGGGATTGAGGTGGGAGGTCTATTATGTCTTTCTTCCCATCTTTTGGAATACTCGGTCAGCCCAAATAAAACGAAATTGGGAGCAGAGCGGCTTCGGAAATTTAAAGAGATTGAGATAAATATGAGGCAAAAAACTCAGGTAGATTTATCATGTTTAGACCTGAGGAGGGTCTACTTATGTAAGTCTGAAGTCAGACATTCGGTCAAATCGATAGATAAAAAAACAGTTCAGTCAGAAGCCCCGTTATACAAGTTTGAAGAAGAAGAGGTTGGGTATGTGGTGGCTTGGGATGTCAGTTATCTGTCAGCACCGGCGTTGAGTCCGAAAGAGGAATTGACGGTCCCCCGCTTACAGTGTCCTCTTATCTCCGGGTTGAGGACAATCCAGCTGGCCACCGGTGCCCATTATAAGGTGAGATCCATCTTAAATCACTTCAACATACAGTTTGATGATTTCCTATGTGGAGGAGACGGGTCAGGAGGTCTTACTGCCATGTGTCTCAGATGGAATCGATTCAGCAGAGGGATATTCAACAGCTTGCTGGATTTGTCAGGTTATGACCTTCGAGGTTCTCGCCCCTCAGAACCTTCTGCTATAGCGGCCTTGGGGGCAGACGCTGCTAGGTGTGTTAACAGACAAACTTGCTGGCAACACCCGTCTGATCTCACTGACAAGTCCACGTGGAACTATTTTGTGGATCTCAAAGCCGAGTTTGGTTTGACCATCAAATTAATGATCTTTGACATGGAGAACAGAGATGAGCAATCATTTCTCATTGAAGATCAAATTATAGACTACTTGCCAAGACTTCTATCTCGGTCTGGCTCGTTAATCTTTAAAACCTATTGCCACCGATTGATCAGTCAACAGAATCCTTTGCTTCTGAAGCGCTTGGGAAGGCACTTTAAGAGATCGTGCCTGGTTCAAACCGAGTTCACTAGTAATTTCTCATCCGAGGTTTATGTCGTTTTGATGGATTATGTCCCTGGGAACTCACTGGCTGGAATTGTTGATTACACAGAGATGACAAGGTTTTTGGGAAAGAGGTTTGTTTTCTCCAATCCAGTCGATGAATTTAAACGAGCCTTGGGGATCAAAAGGAAAGCAATGGAGAAAGGAATTCCATCTGAGTTATTACCAGACCCCGAGGTAGAATTGGCTACAGTGTTGGAAATTTGTGGGTTGGAATCAGGTAGGGCGGCTTCTGTGGCTGAAATTTGCTGCTCTAAATCCATTTCACCCAAGGTTAAATATCTGTTTGTGAGAAGCATTACATTCTGTTCTTTTTTCAATCTCACTTCAGGGTTTTCAGAGAGGCCGCATGTACCATCGGACAGTAAACTCTTGAGATTCTTCAGCTTCTTTATTGGTCTGGAGTACTGGTGGTCATGGGTCTCTGAGGAGTTGCCCAGATTTGAGCGAATGAACCAATTTCTTAGAGAAGATCTTTTCATCACTCATGAATCCAAAAAAGGGAAAGACTTCTGGGTTAGGAAAGTTTTCCTGGGTGCCTTTGACATTGGAGTTGTTAAAAGGTTAAGACTCCAAGGCAGTCTTGCCGGTATAGGATCTGCTATCAGGTCTCTAAGGCGTGCTGTCCCGTTGAATGAGACCGGTTTAACACTGTCGGTAAGCGAATTGATAGGTCGCTTTGACAGAGGGTTGACACCGTCCGTTCTCTCATCTCGGAGCAATCTGCTGACCTACATACAAGATTACAGGTCCAACCTGGATCTACCTGTGTCCTCTGAAATTATCAATACTGGAATTAGAGGAGATATGGCAACAACGGAGTAGAAAATTCATGAAAAAAACAGTCAACACAAAGCATTTAGTCCGTTGGAAACAACTGACTTCTTATCTCAGTCTAGGTTTTTGTTGTTTCCGT